ATTGCGACTGCAAGGCTTGGCAGTGGAACGGCTTCAAGTTCAACGGTACTGTATGGAGATCAAACTTACAAGGCAGCACCTGGTGGAGGAAAGATTTTACAGGTCGCATACACTGTTGATGAGAGTCCTGCTGAGGTTTCAGATAATTCCAATTCTTATGTTTCAACAGGAGTGAGTGTGGACATAACCCCGTCAGCCACTACAAGTAAAATCTATTTAACTTGGAATCATATATGTTATCCTGGTTCGTCTAGTGCTGATGAATTTCATATGACTTTTTTTAGGGATTCCACCCAATTAGGTGATTGTCTTCTAAATCAAAATCTTGGTTATTGGATACCTGTTGCTATGGGCTATGTGGATGAGCCTTCCAGTACGAGTGCTATAACTTACGCGGCATATTTTATGAGTAATCAAGGCAATACTGTCTATGGTACAAATCCTAATTTTAGCGCTACCATAACAGCGTGGGAAATTGATGGGAGTTAATGTATAAATGACAAATCTAGAAAAATTTTGGACTGCCATAATAAACCTCAAGTCTGATGTTAAATTGACTGTTAGAGGTAATGAAATAACTTCGCAGGAAGATTTCAATAATAAGATTGAATGGTTTGTTCGTAAAGAAAATGGAAGGGCTGTAACCACTAAAACCAATCCTCATTCAGAAATTACTTGGGATTTAGTTGAAGCTGAAATGATACGACTTCAAGCGGATTATGACGCACAGGAATACGCAAGAAAAAGAGAAGCAGAATACCCTTCCGTACAGGATTTAGTTGTCGCTTTATATGACACGGATGACAAGGCGGCCATTGAAGCTAAACGAGCAGAAGTGAAAGCGAAGTATCCTAAATCTTAATGTTTAAACTGGACAACAAGGAATATGACGAAAGCAAGATTTCCGATAAGGGACAGACTGCACTCTCACGCTTGCAGCAGATTCAAGCCAGCCAGAACAAGATCACATTGGAGTTTGAACACAACAAAATTTTGATAGACCACTACATGACCATCTTGAAGGGGGAAGTTAAATCCAATGCGAAAGATAATGTTTAGTTTGGCAATTCTTTCGGCTATGAATATTATGGGTTGCACAATGTATGAAGGATTATCTATGAAACCTCATAAGACAAGTGTCACTACAACCTATGGTCAGGATGAAGTGGACAAGGCAAATGACAGCAAAGATCAGACAAAGGATTCAATGCAGATCATCGTGAAGCAGGAATTTTTATGGAAAGAATGATAATTGGAATTATTGCTTCAGCCCTCATTGGGCTCGGGGCGTGGAACCTGAACCAAACATTTAACCTCTCCATTGAAATAGAGAGTGTCAAGGGAAAGATTGATGTCTTGGAAAAAAGCATCAAGCAACTGGGAAAGAAGAAAAATAAAAAAGGTGGCTCCATTATACAGCAGAGTAACTGATGGAAACGGTACTACTAGTATACGCCATCTGGTTCATAGGTGGCGTGATAATTCAGATTGCAGGGCTGCAATGATAGAGATATGGTTTTTATTGGTCTTGATGACCGTCCAAGACACCACTCCACTCGTTTACAAAGTTTTCATGGGATATGAAAGCCAGGAGGTGTGCGAGGAGAAGGCCGTTTTGGCGAAAGACTTCATGATGGAAATGGAGATGAGAAAGGGAATCGGTGAGGAGAGGACCATCAAGATGGAGAGCTTCTGCCTTCCCTTTGAAATATTTGAGTCTGAAAAGCCGAAAGGCCCTGAAGTGGGAGCCTGATGGACTGGTTTGACAAGTTAATGATAACTGCGGCGGTCACGACAGTGATAGTATTTGTAATCGTAGTGGGGATATAATGACCGACAGACTAGATGTAAGTGATAAAACAGCGATCAGCATGCCCATGCGAAACCTTTTGGCCATATTATCGGCCGTTGGAGTGGGCGTTTGGGCGTTTTTCGGCGTTCAGGAGAGGCTGAATACATTGGAGACTCGAAACACACTGATGGAGGCTGATCTCGTGGAAAATACAGCCTTTAGAATTGGATGGCCCAGGGGCGAAATGGGCAGCTTGCCCGCGGATAGTGAGCAATTCATGCTCCTGGAATACCAGGACGGAATGATAGTTAAATTGCAAAAACAAGTTGAGGCGATGATGCACAATGCGGTTAACATCAAAAGACTTCAAGAAGATATGTTAGAAGCTCGTGAAAATATAGAAAAATTAAAAGACAAGTTGCGTGAGGCTAACGGTGGTTGAAACAATCATAGCATTACTTATGTTCATCGGAATAGATTTAAAGGAACATGTCCCGTATGACAATCTTGGAGATTGTCTGAAGGCAAAAAGAATATCAGAGAGAAGCTCTGGTGTTGACGGCCCTCGTCTGGAATGTCGGCCCGTGAAAGCGGAAACCGAAATCTGGGTGGAGGATAACAAAAAACATATTATAAGGATAATAGAAGATTAATACATGACAACAGGTAAAATTAAGTGGTTCAATCCCAAAAAGGGATATGGATTCATAGAAAATCAAGAGAGTGGCAAGGATGTTTTCCTTCATGTGTCCGCTCTGGAAGCAGCTAACATCAGCACATTGGAAGTCGGACAGGAAATTTCCTTCGACATCGGATCACACAACGAAAAGGAAAACGCAATTAACATTAAAAAGGTAGATGATTAAGGTATGGTTTCTCATGGCACTCATGTCCTATCCAAACACCCCAGCCATTCACTACAAGGGTTTTGGAGGGTTTACTACTCAAGAGGAATGTGAAGAAAAAAGAATAATTACAGAAAATCAAATTGCTGATCTCGAAATAAAATTAGGGAGAACCGTTTATATAGACACTTACTGCATTGAGTTTAAGGCGTTTCAAAGCCAACTCGATAAGAAAAATAATATAGGGGTATAAGATGGCCGAAGAAAAAATATCGGAGAATGAGAAAGATATTATCCGCATAGGCGGGGAACTTAAGCTCATTAATCAGAAATTGGATAACCATGTTCATCACATAAGTGGAAAAATTGATACGATTTTTAAAATTGTTTGGACGATTTCCTTTATGATCCTCGGATTGCTGTTACGGGCTGTTTACAGCGTAATGGCAGGATAGAGCCAAAAAAAAACCTTCATATTTAAGCGTACAAGAGGTTTAAGCATGTGGGCTGTATGATTGGACCCCTAATAATGGTTGACAAAAAACGATTTCATTTAGTAAAGACATGAGAGTGAAAAACATTCTGATAATTTCAGATATTCACTTGCCCTTTCAGCATCCTCAAGCCTTTGAGTTTTTGGAGAAGGTCAAGAAGGATGTCAAGCCCGACCACGTAATATCAATAGGTGATATTTTAGATTTTGGAAGCGTTCAAGTTTCCAGACCATCTGATCCCAATATAGATTCACCAGTATTCGAACTGGAAAAAGCAAAAAAAGAAATTAAGACTTTAGAGAAGTTATTTCCCAAGATGCAGATATGCTGGGGGAACCATGACCTGCGATTATTACGCAAGGCAGAGTTGGTGGGCATCCCTCGCTCCATGATTAGGAACATTAATTCCATTCTCGAAGTCAAGGCGAAGTGGACCTGGCATGATAAGATCATCCTGACGATGCCAAACGGACAGTCAGTATATTTCACCCATAACTTCAAGCAAAATGCCCTATCAAGTTCAAAGGAACTAGGGTGCAGTTTTGTGCAGGGCCATTATCATACACTTGGATTAAGCATCCAGTTCTGGAGCAGTCCGACAGCATTAAACTTTGCGATGAATGTTGGCTGTCTGATTAATCCGAAGGCTGATGCCTTTCGCTACCAAAAGAATTTTCTCAAGCGTCCCATTTTGGGATGTGCTGCCATCATTGATTCATCACCACGGTTATACAGCATGCTGCTGAATGACAAGGGACGATGGGTTGGCAAGATATGAAAACAAAAACCAAATACCCTATCGTTCAAAAGGTCATTGATAAAATGGCTAGACGATCTGAAATAGGAATTATTAAGTACGGGAATACCATGAAATCTTCCAAGAAAAGTTTAAATGATTGGATAGATTCAGCAATCGAGGAAGCCCTCGATTTAGCGGTGTATCTTGAAAAGGTTAAGAGTTTGGTTGGTGCAAAGGTCGAACAGCATATAGATATAGTAAAGGACCTTGGCGGTGGTGGTGGGAACTATGATTTTGATAAATGGGAAGGAACAGACCCAGATTGAACTACGAAAATATTAAAGACAGCATAAAAACGCATGAAGGCTATCGGGATAAGGTCTACCGTGACCATCTCGGCAACCGAACAGTTGGCTATGGTCATCTATGCCTGGATAATGAAAAGTGGAGCGACAGTAAAGTGTATCCACGCAAGGTTCTTGACCAGACCTTTGACTACGATTTTAATATTGCCCTGAATGATGCTCGCAAGCTCATCGTTGAGGACAGTATTCATCAAGATGCTTTTTCCTGCCTAATAAATTTATGTTTTAATTTGGGAGGACCAAGAGCCAGCCGTTTTAAAAAAATGCTGGTTGCCCTGGAAGATAAGAACTATCCTGAAGCGTCAAAGGAAATGCTGGACAGTAAATGGGCCAGACAAGTACCAAACAGAGCAAGAGAATTAGCGGAGATTATGAGAAATGTTGAACTTTCTAATTAAACCCCTTCTTGGGGTGGCATCTGATGTCGTTAAAGGGGTGGTCGCCAGTAAAAAAGCTAAAGCAGAACAAAAGTTAACTAAAATAAAAGCTGAAACTGAATTATTAAATAAGCAAATTTCGGGAGAAGTTGAGTGGGATATTCAAGCAATTAAACAAGCTGAATCTTCCTGGAAAGATGAATATTTAACAATTTTGTTTTCGATACCTTTGCTACTTTGCTTTTTGCCCTTTACAGTAGAGTATGTTGAAAGAGGATTTGCAGCATTATCGCAAACTCCTGACTGGTATAAATACACTTTAGGAGTAATTGTATCAGCATCGTTTGGAATTAAAGGAGCAAGTAAATTTTTTAAAAAATAAGGAGGTTATATGAACTTACTTAAAGATTTATGGGCACACTTGAAAGAGTGGTCCGATTGGAAGATGAAAGACTGGATTAAAGCAGGAATTGTTACTCTGGTTGTTTTATTCGTCATTTATAAAATGACATCAGGGGGAGCGGCATAATTTATAATGTCATTCACATCTAAAGCACAGGAAAAATATATGTGGGCCAACCATCCAAAGATCGCTAAAAAATGGACAAAGGATTACGGCCCCTACAAGAAGAAAAAGAAGAAAAAGAAAACATGATTAAATGTCCAACAAAAATCAAGGTTGGATATAAAGATATTACTATTGAGTTTATTCGATCAGACTTTGCCAAGCAGACGGATAGTTACGGTGAATACCATCAACGAGCAAACAAGATTGAAATACAACAGGACTTAACACCGCAAGATTTTGCGAACACACTACTCCATGAAGTTATACATGCAGTAGTTTACGAAATGAGCTTGACACAAGAGGGGAATATTTTGTCTAAAGATTCAAATGAGGAGATAGTAGTGAACTCAATAACAAACGGATTACTGACAGTTATAAAAGATAACTCATGGTTTCTAAAAATTTTACAAGAAAACATTGATAAGAAATAGATAAGGGGAAGTGGAGTAACATCTGCTTCCCCTTTTTTTTATGCCATTTTGCCAATATGCCATTATGGGTATTGGGAAATGAACTTGCTTTGAAAGGAGTTACAATGAATAAAGCAATTTCCATATTTAACCAACTGCGACCTCGATCCATCGGTTTCGATGCAGCCTTCAATCATTTCGAGAAAATGTTTGAGGATGACTGGTCAATGTCCACCTACCCCCCTTACAATATTTGCAAGACGGGGGACTACACCTACAATATTGAGATGGCCCTTGCTGGCTACAACAAGAAAAATATTGAGGTGAAGTTTTCCAATGGACAGCTTACCATTAAATCCGTGAAGGAGGAGAAGAAAGACAGTGATGATTTAATTCATCAGGGAATATCTAAAAAATATTTCTCCAAATCTTTTACGATTGCGGATGACATTGAAGTCAGGGATGCCGAGTTGAAAGACGGGCTTCTCAAGATTTCTTTGGAGCATATTGTTCCTGACAGTAAAAAAGCCAGAACAATAGAGATTAAATAAACATCAAACGAGGGGCCGTATAGGTCCCTCGTTCTACCAGCATCATCAGATTATTTCGTATCTGCATACCCCGTTGCATCGGGGTGTGGTTCAGCAGCCTTTCTTCTTACTTCTTTGTATTCTTCTTCCTTCACTTGATCCCTGAATTTATCCACCTTTATTCTGTCCTCTGGAGAGGTAATGGATTCCGTAAAGATAGGGGATTCTGGAGCTTGGAATTGTTTTACATCTTCCTGGTTTCTTTGCATATGTCCATCAGATAGTTTGGTGCAAAAATCTTTTGACGGCAGAAGATCACCACTTCGACCATCTTGAAAAACGATCAACCAAACAACAATGGAATTTCCACTTGTTGTAACAACAGTTCTTTTTTCAAAATGACCGACAGATTTTCTGTATGCCATTGAGAGATACTCTATCATCTTATATTTGAACATCATCTTCTCCTCTCCGTCAAAGAATTTTATTCCCCACGCAGGTTTCTCTTGCACTTTAGTCTTGGGGTTTTCCCCACCTTCCGCTAGTTCTTCAATCTGTAATATAGGTTTTGTCATTTATATATCTTCTCTCCAATCCCCCATAACAGGAATATAATGATTACCAATAAAGCAATCTCGGCAACATGAAACCAAATCATACTGCCCCTCTCTTAATCATGGATTGATACATCGAATCATAGTGTTCAGCAGTATTTCTTTTATTATTTAAAGTTTCATATTCTAGTGTAGCATCACATACATCCTTAACCCATTGTTCGTATTCATCACTCGCATAGGCTTGGGTGGTTTTTTCCACATCGGATTTATAATTATTGAACCGATCTCTTTTTAACTTACCAATAATATTTTTTTCCATTTTTTCTAGTCTTAACTTTTCTACTTTGGATACAGCTTCATCCAAATCAGTAGAAGTCAAGTATTCTAAATTCTTTTCAACTTGTTCTTCAGTTATTTTCATTAATAATCCCCTCCTTGCGTAAGGTGTAAGCCATATCCTTTAGCTTGGAAATATATTTTTTATCTTCCGCATAGACCGATAAAGTTTCAATAAGTTTTTCAATATTAATTTCATCCACAAAGTATTGGTGTAATCGTTCCTCCCGAAAATCCTCATAATGATAACTTTCATTTAATAAATCGGTGTAAGCTATAACACTATCGCACCCTCTTGTGAAGCGTCTGACTTTAACGCTTGCATTGGCAAGGGAAACAATATGATCTTCCCCGTGCATCGCCTTGATGCCGAAGAAGTTTTTTCCCTCTTTAGCAAATCTGGAATGACCTTCCGAACCCGATTCATGCAGGGCTTGAACCAATACCAATTCTATGGGGATGCGTTCAAATTCTGGTAGGATGCTATTATAGGCAATCATGCAATCCTTAATTCCTTGTATAAACTCTTTACGATTATCATATTCAAAGTCCCAATTAAAAACACTCGAACACATCAGGGACAGGGTTGCACATAGAACAGTAATAAGATTCATACATTACCAACTTATACGGTGAGAGGTTTGACCATCTTTTTTCCGACAAATATTACACAAGCGATTATAACTACCCTCGCTGTAAAACTGGGTTTTACACTCCTCATAGTTCATGCACTTGCGATAAGTGAGAACTCGATCCTTGCTCGTAGGCTTATCTTTAGGTCCCCTTGCTTTCATATTTTTTCAACTTTTCTTCCAGTTCCTTAATTGTTTCATCTTGTTCTGAAATTTTAAGAATAAACTCTTGAAAGGTTCTCATTGGACCAAAGAAAAAACTTTCTTGGATAGAGGTTCTTTCAGGAATTAATATTAAAACATCATTACCTTTTATCCAACCCGTAAAAACTTTCGGAGGATTCTTTCTATACTTTACTTCAATTTCCATCTTAAAATCTGGTACGATTTTTGCAACAACATCACAGGCAGGCAACCCTTGAAATGCCCCACTTCCAGGAACACGAAACGCTTGAATACCTTGATGCTTTAACCAATTCACAACATCATGTTCTTTTCTTCTTCCAGTATTTTTAGGCTTATTGACCATTTTTACTATTAAAATAATCAGCCCTTGATTGTGTGATTGCACAGGAAATGGCGACAGCTCTTTTATTCTCTTGATCTAAATTTTTTAAGTTTGGAAATTTATCTATCAAACCAAAAGCCGTGTCTATGTTTTGCAGCATCTTCATCGTTTCTTCAGGACCAGAGGCAGTTGGAGTTTCTTTTTTTACATTGGCCCCATAGTTGAAATCCGTATCATCTTGTGGTGGTGCAACGGGAGTTGGGCTGTCACCTGAACTTGTAATGTTGCTAATGACATTCCCGAAGTCAGTTTTTTCCCAATCAAACTCAACGGATTGTCCAACCTGAATATCACCAACACCCAGCTCATTAGTCTTGTCGTATGCTTTCAAAGGGAACTTGAATTTAGGGTTATCTACATCAATGATTAATCCCTGAAACCCTTTTCCAGTTTGGTATTTTTCTTTTACTTTACCTGTTAACATATTTTTTACTCCTTTTATTTTTGGTAAACAATCTTTCAATCTTCGCATGGTTATCCCATCCTTTCCTAAACAATTTAAACTGGGCAAACCCCAACTTTAAATCTTTTTTAGAAAACTCTTTAATCTCCAGTTTGCTGTTATCTTTTGGCAACCTGACTATAATAGCTTTATCAATATCAATATTATCTGTTTCTTTAATGAGTTGACCATACGCACCCAACTGAATTACTGTATCTTCATAGATAGCTTTTCCTGTTTTGAAATCTATTAAAATCATTTCGTCTTTATCTTTTTTTTTGTTATATTTCTTAACTAAAAGATCAGGACAACCACCATACAAATATTTTTTGGATACCATTTGTTTTTCGGTCCAAATTATTTCAAATTTATTCGACAAACTTATCCCACCATTCCTTGAACTTATTAAACGCCTTGATGACTTTTTCATCAGTAGGTTCTTCATAACTCCATTTCTTAATATAGGATTCAGCAAGGTAATGAACGGAAGTTCCTTGTTCCCCCGCTTGATCCCGTGTTTCACGGTAATCAATTCCGTCCATACCCTGTTTCCAAGCCCAATGTATTAAAGCACCACTATTTTTAAACTTACCTATAATAGTCGTAGTGCCAGGTAGCAATCTTCCATCTAATTCATATTTTCCTGTTGGCATTATTTATTTATCTTTTCTATTGTTTTAATTTCATCCAAGTGGTCCTGAAACCTATAGTCAGAATCTTCATTCACTACTATAGATTCAGTTTCCCAAGTTAATTTTTTAAACTTACTTAATCTTTTACTCACAGCTTTAAATGGCTTTGACATTTCTTCATACTTTTTTTCTAATTCTTTTAATTTATTTTTACTCATAGTTTATCCAAATGGTTTATCATCAACTGGTGTAAAATTCCATACTACCCAAGGTCTATATTTTTTTACCTTATCGGTGGTGCAGAATTTAATTCTATAACAATCATAGCAATACCAGTTTTTTTTTACTTTTGTATCAGGATCAGCATGACCATTACATATGCAGCATTTTGTAAAAGTAGGATATTTTAATTCATAACAAGTATGACAATACCATACTCTTGTAGGGTATTTTGCATTAGGGTGTTTAAATTGATGTTTAACTTCAGCAACTTTATCACACTTACAGCAACTATTCATACTAATTGACCTTGATTTTCATTAATGGGTTTCCAAATGTATGAATGAAGGTCATAGGTTTGGTCATTGAACTTGCTCCTTAAATTTTTAGTCAGCACTTCACCTTTTTTTAGTTGATCTGGCGACAAAATCATATATTGACCATCATGTTCAATCTTAACCCCGCCCTTCGCAATAAACTTACTCACCTCGTATGAGCGAATATCCACCCTTCCTCTGAACATTTTAGTTACCTTTTTTGTATCCATTTTAACCTTTCTATAATCATTTTATATTATTCTCTTGTTATTTCAAACAAATAATATAGAAATATTATATGAAATTAGAAGAATGGCGTAAAACCAAGGGAATTAGGTATAGTGAACTGGCAAAATTGCTTGAATTAACCATTAAAAATCCGATAGCGAAACTTCGAGGATATTGTGTGGGAACAAATATTCCACGAGAAAAAGAAATGATGCAGAAAATTTTTAAACTGACGAAAAGAAAAGTATCTGCTAATGACTTCTACGATTTAAAATAATGGAATTAAGTCAAGAAGAAATAAAAGAAGTAAAAGATTTACTGCAAAGTTTAAGAAAAATTGATCCTGTTCCAAAGAAAATAACAAGGACCTATCAAAGAATCCCCACCGAAAAAGCCCTTCAATCTTTTAGGGTGTTGGCTGCTTTTATATGCCAAAAGCACAACATCACTTGGGGGGATTTAATAAGCAAAAACAAGAAACAGGAGTTTGTGAGAGCAAGGGTGGACTTTTCCCATGTTGCTTTTAATAAAATCATAAAAAATAAAAAAATGATAGGTCGTTTTTTGGGGAGAAATGGCGTATCTCCTCATTCTTCCATATCCCATTTGCTTTATAAAACCCCATCTTATATAACAGATCAAATAGAAGGTTTGTTTGAAAAAAAAGATGATGCATGAATGATAAAATCTTTTCAATGCCTGTTAGGGTCAATGACTTTATTGCCAATACTGTCAATTTAAAGAATGAAGAATTGGGAATTTACTGGAGGTTGCTT